TGCGCCACGGGCTTGACGCCCACCCCATCGCGCTGATACGAGCGGTGGATGAGGAAGAAGTCGTTGAAGGTAATCGGGTCGCCGGCAAGGGTAGGGACCGGATAAACAAAATAAGGCGCGAAGACAGGCGCGTTCTTTAGCTCTCCCGTTGCGAAGTCATCATCGATGTCTTGATCGTAGGCTCCGAAGGTGACGCCCTGCGTTTCCTTGATGTATGCGTTTCCTACGTCGTTACTTTCCTTGTCCTCGAACAGTATCCGCGACGACTTAATTGACGAGGTCGGCATCAAGCTCCGCTCCTTGCCCATATCGAGCTTGTCCGTCCAGTACGCTTCGCCTCCGTCCGCGATCCAGTTGTCGTAAGGCTCGATGTATAGCTTTTTGGGGTTGTCGGGGTCGGCTTCGATTACAAGGTTGAACCGCTGGCAGATATCCCGGAGGAGGTCTTTCTGTTTGATGCGCGGCAGCGCCTGCGGGATGTTAACCTGTCCGCCCGGTGCGTAGGTGCATTTGAAGAATATCGGTGTCGGGTCGGCGCCTAATGTGTTGCCCAATACTTGAATGCTGTCCCCTGTCGCTCCATTTGGGAACCGCACCTCGACCTGTACCGAGTCCCCGACAGATAGGACCGTCTCTACTTGAAACTCGATTGTGCGCTGGTCGCCTCCGGTTACCGGGCTGGAGCCCTGCACCATTGTTACGGTCCGGCTACCGATAGAGATATTTCCAGAGCTTAGGCGCCCGATGACATTGAACTCGGTGCCGGTCGTGGCGAACGTGGCACGGACCACCATTTTCACATGGAAGCGGTGGACGCCTCCCTGTGCGGCTGTATAGGCTCCTGTCGTGGCGTTGTAGTTGCCGTCGTTATCAAACCCCAGCGGGGCCGTATCGTCAGGAAATGACACGCCTACCCACAGCGCGGGGTCGGTTATAGATGTCTGGTTGGCGGGCTTATTGGCTAGGAACTGTCCAGCCGCAGAAGCCGGGACGCGCTCCGACTCACTGCCGAGCGTCATGTATAGACTACCGAATAAATCCGTCGCGAAGAAGTCCGATTCGTAGGTGAAGCCGTTTGTGCGAATCAGCAGGTCCAAAAGGACGCGCAACTTGATCGACGGCTTGAGCATCTCCGCGAAGAGCCCATTTATAGAGCTGTCCGGGTTGCGTAGTCCGTAGTTGTTTTGTGCTGTCAGGGGCTGCCCGTTTGTGCTCAGTCCGTGGTCGGCAAAGGGGACGATGATTGTCCCATCGGGCACCTGGTCGCCGATGCTGATGGATTGGTTGAGGTCCTGCGAGGCGATGACATTCGCGGCGGTATTGTTGTAGTTGTAGTCCGTCGTGTATGTCGAGCCGTCAAGAAAAGCCGCCTGAAGCAGCTTGGACCCCATCTCCGCGAATAGGTCGGCGACATCGCCCAAGACGTTCACCTCGTACACCTGAGCCATGAGGCGCACGGCTCGGAGCTGCATAGCCCCACGGATGACCTGCACACCGTCCTCAAAGATCAAGACCTCCGTTTTTTGAGTGGGGTCGAAATCTCCATCCGTCAGCGTCACCTCGTAGAAGTGCGCAAAGAAGACATTATTCCGGTCCGTAAACGGGAGGCGGAACGTCTGCGAGTACGGCGCGTGGCGCTGCATCGTCTCCCCCGGTTTCGCTACCGCAAGGTTCAGAGAGATGGACGGCGAGCCCTCAAGGTCGAGGGTGGTCTGTGCGCTGTTGTCCTGGTCGAGGGCTACGAGACGGATCACTTGAGGCGGGGTCGGTTGCTGTACTGCAAGGAGAAAGAGTACGTGATGAGCTTCTCGTTGACGGTCGTCTTAAACAGGTACTCCGAGTCGGTCACGGTGCAGGGGATGACCTCGGTACCTTCAACGATAAACACCGAGCGCGAGAGAGCCAAATCCCGAAGGTGGTCGGCGTACCCTTCCTCGATGTAGTCCGTCGATACCTTCACCTGCCTTTCGGCTTGTATCGCGGTCGTCGTTACGCCCCTTTCCCATCCGTTGTAGTTCCAATCTATCAGGCCCGTCACGCTGTCCCAATTCCCGCGCGGGCGGTTGTATTGGCTGCGTTGAATATTGCGGACGCTCTCCTCGCTACGCTGGTCGAAGTTGAATGTATCCCATCCCCCATGCCGGTTCAAGAATAGGAGTTGAACGCGGGGGTATTTGCTGCAGCCGTTGTCGATAGTGTAACGGTGGACCGCGCTGACCTGATTGGCTTCTAGTACGGAAGCAAACTCCGACAGATAGACCTCGTAATAGGCGAGGGCCGGGTCGGTGATGAGGTCTTCGAGTTGGGTGTTGAAGGCTGCGGTGGCGTGATCTTCTAAGTTGGCCGGACCGATGCCCACAAACTGCACTGCCTGCGAATCTGTCGAGGGGGTAGTGTCGCCACCTACAGCGTCGATATCCAAGAGCGCGGTGTTTATGATAGTCCCGTCGGCTTCATACCCTCGGATGATGACGTACTCGGCATCGCTGGACTGCATACCCCAAGCCAGAACGGACGCCTGGTCGATTCCGATGCGGTGCTCGAATGCGTCCCCGAAGGTCAAGGTGGATTCCCTGCCGAGGTTGGGCGCCGAGCTGAGGAAGTTGTCGGTGGGGGCTGTCGGTTGGAAGCTCCCGTCGCCGCGAGCGTATGCGTCGCCGTAGTTCTGGAACTCGTCACGGAAGGCAAACAGCGTTGTCGTCTCGGCGGGCGATTGTGGCAGCGTCTCCGTAGGGTCGGCGGTGGCGCTTGTTGCGCTCTCAAATCCTAGCTCCAGCGTGAACTGTGCCGCGACGTTCCTGTCGCTACTTTCTCCGATGGCATTGCCGGGGCTGTATCCCGTCCGCCCCAACGTGAGGATGTTGCCCGTCGTAGCGTTATTATTCACCACGTTCGCGCCTATGTAGTCGTCACAAACACGGGAGATGTCGAACACCGCAGACAGGTTGTCGGAGGCCAGCGGGTGCGTCTTGAGCTTGGCGAGCTGATCGCCGTTGCGGTTCTTAATCACGAGGATGAACCGGTACTTAAAGAACGGCCCGGCTGTAGTTTCCCGGACCTGGATGATGAGCGGCTCCGCCGTACTCTGGAAGTCGGTGGTGCTGGGTATGTATTCAAACTGGGCCGCCATCGAGTAGAATTTTGAATGCGTTTGCTATGTCGTCACCGACGGCCTTCTCCAGTTTCGCGTTGTGCTTCTTCAGGGTGCGGTCGTAGGCGTTCGTGAAGAAATAGGACGGACGTATTCCGGTTTGATATATAGAGCGCGAGATGGCGAACACCATACCCTTACGAGAGGCGAAGCGACCCCCAGCCCCGCGTGGGGCGATACCTTTCTTGACGACCCATTTATCGATAGCTGGACGCAGCCCACCCGACGGACCCGATCCCGTGCCAAACTTAAACGGCGAGCGTGGGGCCTTAGCCGAGGATAGGGCGCCCCGTACTCCCTCGTCTACGAATCCGGCGTAGTCGGCCCCTGGAAAGCTGAAGCGTAGGTTTAGGCTCTTCTCGTTGCGGCTGACGCTCTGCTCGTATTTGATAGAGTTGTACAGGTTGCCGGTGACCACCTTGCCCCGTGCCTTGAGGCTGATTCGGGCGCGGCGTCGTACCTCCTTGCCCATCTTGCCCAGCTCCTTCATGGAGTTGGTCATGGGGACGCGTGTGCCGTCTATGGTTATGTGGGTCTTCATGCGAAGGCCGCCGCGCAAAGGTCGAGCTCGTTGGAGGTCACAAGCTGCACCGTGCCCACCCACCCCGTGAGGAGATTGTCGAAGCGAGCCGTGAAGGGTTCGCAGTCCACAGGTAGCGAAATGGTCACATCTCTATCCACGTCGCTCTGGGCGCTCAAGACCTGGGCGTACTGGCTGATGATATCGTTCAACGTGCGGAGCGTGTCCGAGTATTGCTCCTGGGCGTCTGTCTGTCCGGGGAGTATCATGTCCATCACGAGGATATCCAGCGAGTACGTCATGGTTCCCCGCTCGATACTTGCGCCGCTGATGTCGGCGTAACAGATGGGGTACTTGTCGCCGGCCAGCTTCTGAATGTCTACCTCTGACATCTCTCCCTCCTTAAAGGAGCGGATGAAGCGGTGGGATAGAGCGACGCTTCCGAGCTCGTCAATGATTTGGTTAATGGTTCTCATAGGTTCATTTTTTGTTTTTCGAGGAGGGCGCGGTCTTGTTCATAGGCCAACCAAGCGAGGGCCGTTTCGAGGTGCGTCCTTTCAACCTGCGGTAGTTTAGTAATGTCCTCCCCTGCGAGATGTACGAACGTGGCGAACCATCCGTATTTCTCGGATAGCTTGGATCCTTCACCGCCTTGGAATAGCTGTCCAAAGCGTCGACTAATGCCCTCCCGGTACGCAAAAAAAAAGCGGCGGCACCTAATGCGTGCGCCATCTTCATCTCCCGGAAGAACTCCGACCGGTCCTCTCCGTCGTAGTCGGCTATCCGATAGAACTCTCCGTGTTCCTCTACGATGGGACGGTACAGGATACCCATGACCTGGGGGAGGTGTTTGTCGAGGGATTCCTTGCAAAGGGTTTCGATATCTGCGAACTCGGCCACCGTAATCCGTGAGAGGTTGGGATGGAAGCCATAGCGCTGATCCAGCTCGATGATACGCTCGACGGGGTACTTGTCGTCGTACTTGTCGAGGATGCCACCTATCACACCCCCTATGTGCTGGATGTCTTTCTGTTCCATCGCCATGACCTGAGCGCGGTCGAGGTGGCAAAGGATGCAGATGGTACGGACGACCTGCTCCATCTCGTCCCCTTCGGGTATCGCTTGGATTTGGAGGTACTGGTCGACGGTGATGTCGTAGAGGTTCTCCGGGATGGTGATGGTCTTCTTCACGGTATCAAATAGACGAAAAGTACGGACATAAAAAAAGGCCCCGGAGGGCCTGTAGTTGGAGGGTGGTCATTTAGAAGTTTTGGTTTATCACTGCGCTCCAACCGTTTGCCGTCTTGCTAATCGTAGCCAAGCCGAAGTAAGTGGTGTCGGCGTAGGTCATGCAATGGGCGCAGTATTCGGCTTCGTGGCTGGGAATCGCATCCATTTTAGCAAGTTCAGTAGCGAGGGCGATGCGGGTTGTAGCTTGAATAGTCATGTCGTTGTGTGTTTGTTTGTCGTTGTTGACATAGCAAATATACAACAATGTTTTGCATATCCAAACATCTACACAAAAAAAGTTTGTGTTCACGCTAAGAAGTAGGAACCAGACCGGGAGGTAGTGAGCAGGTTGAGACACACGTAACGGACCGCATCGATGCCGTGGTTGTCCTTATCGACGGGCCTGTTGAGGTTGCGCCCGTTTTTGTCCTGCTCCCATCGGTACGCCCTGAGTTCTTTCTGTAGGTGTGTACTCTCGGCGGTAACAAGCAGCTTGTGTCTTCTCATTATGTCGATTCCCTGCCGGATTGAATCCGGTCCCTTCCGTGCGGGCTTGACGTTATGCCCCAGCCTGAAGAGCTCCTCGATACTCTTCGGCTCTGCTGAGTCTGCGATGATGGTCTGCACATCCAGCTTGTCGAGTTCCTCCCCGATGTCCGGGTTGGTGAGTCCTGTCGAGTACAGGCGCTCGTGAAGTATCAGCGTATGCCCGTCGAGGTAGACATCGATTACGGCTGTCGGGTCGTTGGTGAATCCAAAGTCGAGGCCCGTCCCTATGCGCTTTCCGGCTATCTCTCCAATCTCCCAAGTAAAGACGGCCGCCTGGTTGACGCCTCTCTCTCCGAGTCCGTAGATGCGCCAGTAATTCGGGTCGGCTTCCTTTAGGCGTTCAATCTCCTGAACCGTGGCCTTGTCGAGGTAGGGGTTGTCCTTGTATGTGGTGCGGAAGAAGGAGGCATCGTCGCGGGGTATGACGTCCTCGTAAATCCAATGATACTCATCGGAGGGGTTGAAGTCTATCAGTACCTTCTTTGTGGTCCGGAGTAGGAGCTGCCTCCAGTCTTCGAGACTGAGCTCATTCGCCTCGTTGATGAAGAGCACCTGTCGCTTCCTACCTCGGACCTTCTGCGGCTGGTCTACGCTGATGAACTCCACGAGGTTGCCGAAAAGGATGTAGTTGGCTTCGCTCTTGTTGTGGAAGTCGGGGTTGTAGATGTCTTCCCTTTCGAGGATTTCGAAGAAGTCCCTCATGGCCGTCGCCCTCAGTGCGGGGAATGTCTTGCGGGCTATGGTGATAACCGCCCCGGCGTTCTCGTTCTCGTAACAGAGCTCTACGATACTCTGAAGGATACTGTACGTCTTCCCCGATCGCGTCCCGCCTTGGTGGATTTGTATTCGGGTGTCGCACCCTTTGACGTGGTAGTAGGTGGCGGGCTGTCTCAACTCACGTTCGATGTTGCTTCGGTAAACCACGAGAGCGGCTTCTTCTCTGCCACGGCTATCTCTTGCCTCTCAACATACCCGCGCTCCTTGCCCTTGGTCTTTAGGTAGAAGATGGTCGCGGCGGGGTTGCCTGAGTCTATGAGCTTGTGAAGTTTGCTCTCGGCGAAATCAAGGGCCACGTTTCCGAGGTCTTCGACTGCGGTCTTGTACTCATCGTCGGTTTGCATCCAGTCGTAATGGGTTGAGCGATGAATGCCCACCATCTTACAAGCCTGAGTGACGATGCCCAGAGCTTTCTCTAAAGCCTCAAGCATCGCCTTTTTTTTGTCCGTCGGATTTGTCGGGTTCATGCCTCAGCGTTTACTTGATTGCCCCACCTAATTGATTCCATGTCTGGATAGGGTTCGGGTATCTCCACCCACCAACTATGGGCGCGATCATGTCCAGACATCCACACCTCAAATGTATACTCTTCCTCAAAGCCGTAATGGTCTACGGTGTGCCTCCATGCTCCGCTATCTAAAAGCTCAAGTATGAGGTAGTTGCTTCCGGCCATCGGCGGGTCAAGGGTGCAATGTCTCCACTTCATTTCTGCTTGGGGTTGTGGGATGGGTAGTGGCATTATCCTCGGGGGTCATATCCTGCGTCGTCCTTACCTGCGAAGACGGGCGTGATTGTCATATCATACACGACCTCTTTGTACTTGGAGGCTATGCTACTACTTGCCGGTGTTCTTATGTGTCGGGAGAGCATCATCTGTGCGGCCTGCCTGCTGGAGACGTACCACACCTCTCTCTCGTCGTATTCGGGACAGGTGAAGACCGCCTTGTAGATTTCAGCCATACAGTGCCAAATATAGCAGGAGCGCGAAGATACCGAGGTAACCGTAGAAGGTGGCGCGGTAAGCGTAGTCGTTCATAGGTCGAGTTTGTTCTTGTAGTGCTGGATGATGCGCTCTGTCTCGTGGCGATAGAACTCTTTGAATGTCCCTTGTTCTTCTATCTTCCAAACTTTGAAGAGTACGTTCCGGAGGCGTTGGCTTTGGCTCTTGGGTTCATCGTACAGGTCGAGCTCCACCGCGTCCAGCTCGTCGATTTCATCTTGGTTGATTTTCTCCTGCCCTCGGAAGTACACGATGCCAAAGGCGTCCACCATGCTGTCGATATCGGCTATCTCTCCGCTGGTCTTCTCTTGGGTGATAAACCGAAGCGAGACCGTCTTGTCTTTCCTGCGTTGGTATCCGTCCAACTGTGCTGCGGTGAGAATCTTCAAAACAGTTTCGGTTGATTATTGGGGTCGTGGTAGGTCTCAAATTTAGCTGTTCGGATGATTTGTCCGTCCGGCCTGCGCTCCTCGTATCCTGTCTCCAGGTACTTCCTGCCGTCCCTCTCGACGATGTTCTGATATATCACCTTCTTACTCATGGAGGGCTTTAAATATCTGATACGCTACCTGTGGTACGATGGCGTTCCCGTATGCCTTTATTGATTCTCGTCGCCACTTTGGAAAGGTGATTCCGTCCAGCCTTTGGGAAAGCCCATCATCCACCCCGGAAACGCGGGGCGGTACTGGCCACGATACCCCAACCGATGCAGATGTTCCGGCAATGATCCGGCGCTCCTGCGGTACCTCTTTAAGTACATGGGAGAAGAAAGATTGTCCCGCATTGAGTCGGATGCGATTGGAGTAAGCAACCAAGTACACTCTGGAACGGTGGTGGCAACCACCGACTTCGCTCGCTCTTGTAACTCTCCATTCTGCATTGTACCCCATTCCATCCAATTCACCGAGGATTGTCCTCCAATCTCTTCCATTGTTGGTGCGGAGAATATTCGCAACGTTTTCTGCGACGACGTAACGAGGTCGGATTTCATCGATGGCGCGGACCATCTCTGTCCATAGTCCTGTTCTGTCGCCCTCAAGTCCTTTTTGTCCTGCTCCGTGCTGTTTGGCGATGCTTGCATCTTGACAGGGGAACCCTCCGGATAGCACGTCAATTCGTCCTCGATACTGATTTGCTTGTAATGTGGTGACGTCGTCATGAGGTGTGGATTTAGGAAATTGATGAGCAAGAACTTTTTGGCAAAATGGATCCCGCTCACAGTGAAACACGTTCTCCCATCCCATCCATTGGGCCGCAAGGTCGAAGCCTCCGATACCTGAGAAGAGTGAGCCATGGGTCATTGCTTTGTCTTTGTGTGTGGCAAGTATACAAATTCACAACTTCCCCTCTTCCCTCATAATCTTCTCGGCCCACCTTTTGCCGGCCTTTCCGCCCCATAGAAGATACGAAATTGTTCCGCAAGCCTTGGTGTCTGACTCGTCATAATACTCCTCCGCGCGGGAGAGATATGAATACATCCGTTGGACGGTGTCGAAGGATACCCCCTCCCCTTTGGCGAGCTGTTGGGCGCGAACCTTCCCGACCTGTGTGGCGCACTTGTTGCCCACCTTCTCGTTGAGCTCGATGCCCCGCTTTGCGTTATTGCTTACCGCGTCGGGGTAGTTGCTCCACGTCTTGAATTGATACTTCATCGAAAGAGAATAGAGTCGGGAGTTTGCGGTTGAGTTCAATCTTCCAAAGGTTTATATCGTTGGACGCTTTAAATCCGACGTGATTGATTCGCCCCTTTTTCCATGTGTCGTAATGGGTAAAGCCCAGAGCCTTCCAAAATTTATTGCTGTCTAAATCCGTCCGGCATCGCAAGGTGAACCCAAGGCGTCCGAACTGCTCGCAGAAATCCCGGCAAACCGAAACGAGGGCCTGCCCATATTGAAGGCGTCGAGCGTCATTGCGGATGGCTATCTGTTGAATCTTGGCGTATCGGTAGGTACCACGTGCGGGAGTTATCAGGACGTAGCCTACCGCGTCGGCGTTGACCTCGCAAATCAAAACCACGAAGTTCCGCTTTCCGCCCCAGACGTAATCCTTCCAGATTGTGTCCTGTATGAATCCCACAGCGTGGGCGTTCTCCTTTTGCAGTTTATCCACGAGGAGCTGGTCGCGGATGGTGCTGGTTCGAACCAACAAATCCCGCACCGGGTCACGGTACAGGACTTGTATGATTCCGGTCGAGCAATCGAAGCGGCCTAAATTCATGTGTCAAATATACGGCCCTCTTTTGCATTTATGCAAACTATCGGCACGAATACTCATAGGCTCGCTGTAGTTGGTCGACCATGCGCTTGTTCTTGCCTGTGCAACTGCACGGCCTTTCCTTAGCGTTGAAGGTCCGGTTGAAAATGTCGTACATAGTCCGCGACTCGGCGCGGTTGAGTCTGCCGCTTTTGATAGCTGGCAGGAGCTCCTCGAAGGCGGTGACGTCGGTGGGGTCCATCTCCACATTACGGCCCGGAAAGAGCGCGTTTAGTTTGGCGCGGCGCTCATCGCATCCGCAGTCCTCTGCTACAGCGTGAACGAGTTTATCGATTCCCGTCGCCTTCGTCAGCTTTGCGATCTTGTCGCCGAGCCCCTTGGATTTCTTTTCTGACACGTCTTATCGTGGTGTAGAGTTTATGACGACTGATGCCCGTCGCCTCGGCAAATGAGTCGAGGGTGTGCCCCTCTTCGAAATATATCGCAAACACCTCCGCGTCGAACCAAGGGAGGTCGGCAAGCCTCTCCTCGATATGGGTGAGAAGTTCGTCACGGTGGGCAGCTACGCCGTCACCATCCCACCAGTCGACAATGTGCCGAGAGAACTTGCGGCGGCGCTCGATATCCTTTCTCCACTTGTAATGATATCGGGAGGTTTTGGAATTGTAGTTGTTGACCATCACCCGCAGGACCCAGTACTTCATCTGGTCCCTTTCCAAGAGGCCGTCGATTGTGTCCTGTTTGGTTTGGTAGAGCTGAAGGATAACCTCGTGAAGTAGGTCCGGGCCGTCCTTCCCTGCGATTCTATACGCGGCCTGCAAGAGGTCGTCGTAATTGCGGGAGAGGTATCCGTCCAGCGTCACAGCTTGCGTAGTCTGCGGTTGTACACGTCGACCATCGCCTCCAGCTCCTCCGAGCTCCACTTCTTGGTTGTGTTGGATAGCTGCTCCACCTCCATCGCTGTCCCTTCCCCGTATACCCTGTCGAGGTGGCGGGCGAATTTAAATTGTTCGCCGCTTCGAAACCCGTTGCAGGATTTGCACTGGGGCTTGACGTTCATCTCATCCCACCGGGTCGAGAACTTGGCCCGGCTTTGAAAGTGTCCGGCGTCTACCGTCTTCCAGTGTTTGAACTGCCCGCAGGTGAAGCACTGCACGAATCCCCGATGGTCGGCGTCCTTGCTGCGCACCCACTGAGAGAACACCTTATCGAGGCGGGCGATGAGCTTCTTGCGGGTCATACGAACAGGGCGAGGCATGACAACAACAATACAACGAGGTTGAAGAGCCGCACCTGGTTCTCCTGATAGTATTCCACCCCGACCTGTGCAAAGGTGAGGACGGCGATGGCGACGAGGATTCCGTGGATCATTCCGGGGGCTTGATTTGGCCGAGGTCGATAAGGTCCTCGACGGTTAGCAATATAGCCTTTCTCTCCTCTCGTGTGCCTGCGTGCCTCTGATAGGGGTCGTGTTCGGGTCGGTGCTTGCGTTCCAGAATCCTCTCCGCGCGGGTCTCTTCCCACTTGCGGCAACACTCCATCAGCTCGCCGAGCTTCAGGCGCCCGTACATGGGGCCGAACTTGTTCCTCTTGATGCCTTCAAAGACCAGCGCAAACTCCTCCAGCTTAAATGCGGGGAACTCCTCCATGAGTGCGCGGGCCGTCTCCTTCATCTCTTCGTCATCTTGGATGGTCTTGGTGGCATCGACGAATTTTATGAGCCTTCCGAGCTCCGCAAGGAACCACGCCCGAACCATTTGGGGGTTGAGGCGCAACGCCGTGCGGATATTGGTTCCTTCCTCCCACGCATTTTGAGGGGTCAAATTTCGACTATCTCCCTTTAGGAGTAGCTGAGTACTATCCGTTAGCGATAAAGTCCTTGAGGCCATCCGGAGTGAAGCCTGTGGGGTTAAATCCTTTTCTTCTTTCATTGCTTTGTTTGTTTCTCATTCGTGACAGCCAGCTCCGCGCCTTGGGTTTCCACTTCGCCATCGGCGTCCCGGACACGATCCAGCCCGTGGACTCATAGTGGGTGTGGAACTCTTGGCCGAGCTGGTCGGCGACATCTGAGCCGCCAATATCGCGGAAGTATTCGACGACCTCCTCCTCGGTGGGTCTCTCATACTCCAATTCCTCACGCGCGTTCTCTCTTGTTCTCTTAGAGGTATTTGTTTCTATATGTACACGTGGCAATTCTGCCTCTTCGATGTGGCAATCCTGCCTCTTCGTTGTGGCAATTTCGCCACTTGCTTGTGGCAATTCTGCCAGACAGTAAGTGTGCCTCCTATCAAAGCCGTTTGACTTGCGGTAGATGGCATCTGCTTTTTCCAATTTCGAGAGGGCTCGCCGTATCTGGTCGAAAGTCAAAAAAGGAAGGTGCCCCTGCATACGCGCTATGCTTTGCGTCATGCACGGCTCCTCCCCGGCCTCGGTGTTTCGAGCTATCCAGTACTTGAGGTGGGCGAGTACGGCAGCGGCAGGCAATCCCCACCGCTGCGCGTCTTCAACTTCGAACCAATATTTCATGGCGGGAACATACCATCAGGATCGAGTTCTTTCAAAGCCTTTTGCACTCTGGCTATCTCAAGCCGCAGTTTGTTCTTCTCTTTCTTGGTCACCTCATCGTTGCAATAATCGCGCAAGAGGTTGCGCCGATGCTCCCGGAGAAACATGATTCGCGCGACGCGCTCCTGGTAGGGTAGGACAGTCTTCGACATCCAGCGGGTTATTCTTCCATCCATTCGTTGAAGGCTTTCTCGTATTTCTTGGCGAGTGTAATGACGTCCTTCACCATCACCTCGTGAGGCAGCTCAAACGATTTGTGTTTGTACTGGTTGGCCCACGCCATCCCTGCCACCTTGAAGCACATACCCCGGATGATTTGCTTGTCCTTGTTTGGGTTTGCCTTGGGTTGGAACTGCTGGAAGCCTCCGGGCGGGGGTGGGTTCTTTGAAATCTTGAGCTTCTTGCCAAACTGGTCGTCGGTCTTAATCTCATAGTATGCCTCGTCGCCCACCTTGTACGGGGGTTCTTGGCTCTTGGCGTTGGCCTCTCCTACTGTGCCGTCGTTGAAGGCGACCTCGAAGGTGTACATCGTCCCGTGTTTGCCCTTCCAGTCGCCCTTGCCTTGGATGGATTCAATTTGCGCCTGTACCATAGTTCGGTGGGTTTTTAAGGTCAATGTTCAAGGTGTCACAGAGCAGCCCAAGCTCCCCAACAAAGAAGAGACCGGGGTCTTTCAACTTGCGGTTGATGGTTACGGGGTGGATGGACAGCGCCTCGGCGAGGTCCTTTTGGGTCTTCTTCTGCATGGCCATTTCCGCAACGATTGCGCGGTTGACAGCAGTTACCCAACGTTTGTATTTTGTCATAGTATTATGTTTTATCTGTGCAAATATAAGGAAGAGATTTGGATATATGCAAAAGATGCGCATATATTTGCGGCATGGAACACACAGTAAGCCCCCTATTCGATGAGGTCATCCAGTTGGCGACCCCCGACTGCATCAACCGAAGAGATATGACCCTTGTGCGTAAGCTCAAGAACCTCCAAGAGTACACCGTCCGCATTGAGAAAATCCTTGAGGACGCGAAATCCATTATTGAAGACCACGCAAAATGAACACCGACCACAAGCTCGGACGCGCTGAGGCCGTCCGCGATATGTCTCGCCTCATCTATGACGAGGTAGGTAAGATAGACAACCACATCACCGCACGGACGGCAGAGCTCTCCGAGGATCATATCCATAGTGGCTACCTCTCCGACGACTCCAAGCTCTCAGAGCTTCGCGCTATGCGCACCACGCTCGACTTCATCCACAGCAAAATTGTGCGGCTATGATTAGCGTTCCCCCGTACCGATGCAAGACGTGGAGCGAGGCAAAGCGTGAGTGGGGTTGGCTTATGCGCTCCAAGGGATTGCAACAAATCAACCGCAACGCGCCGACAGGATATGGCGAAGCTCCCGACCTGCTCAAGGGCAAGGTCGAGGGTCTCGGCTTTGTCATCTACCCGCGCGACTACGACCCGCGTGAAGCGACCCACACCATAACCACGCGGTCACCCATTTACGGCAATCGCTACTGTGGAACTTTAAACCCCTTCTGATGAAACCAGTAAACACAAAGAGCCTGTTTCATGTCCTGTGCGCGACGCTTGAGAAGTTAGACAGCGCAGAGATTAACGTCAACCAAGCCAGCGCCACGGCCAAGCTGGTCGGACAATGCACGAACCTGCTCAACTACGAGCTGAAGCGTGCCGCGCTGATGACCAACGACGACTTCCGTCATGCTCACCGAAATTTGGAGAGCAAGAACTTTGATAGTCTACCGGAATGAGGACGGTGCGCACATACCCCGAAGGGTATTGGGAGGAGCATAAGACCAAAAGCTATTGGGTTGAGTTGAGGCGTAGAGACTTCGATAGAGTCACAAACAACGTCTATCACGGTAAATACCAAGACCTTTTGGACCACTTGAAGAAGTGGCGCGATCATACAAGTAACGTTTGCGATGACAATGGAAACTGGCTTCACTACCCCGGCGACTATACTGATGATGAGTGCTGTGGTTATGCCTTGTCCTGTCTTCAAATGGTATTGGAAAGCAGAATCAAGATCTTGAGGAAGGTCGCCAACCTCTATCGCGCGCATCGGCTGGAAGACATGACAGTAGAAGCCCGCTGGGATTTTGTTAGGCCTCAATTAGGTTGGGCGCATTACACAACTGAACACACCGAGCAACACCTAATTGAATACCCCCGCCACCTCTTGCACGTTCAAAGATTCAAAAAAACAACGCAATGGAATTCTTCGAAATGATTATAAGCCAGTACGGGAGCGTCCACCGATGCGCCAAAAAGCTGGGAACAAATAGAGAGCAGCTCCTGCGACAGATTCGCACGGGCAACGACCAGGTCCTTGATGCTATCGCCGACAACTGCCGCCTCTCCCGGCAGGAGGTTAAATGGGAGTTTCGATACCACAAAGAGAACACCAACGCCTGAAGAATCTGTAGTATATTGAACCGGCGCCGGCAAGTGCGCTGTTTTTGGTTAAAGTTTAGGAGCCTCCGGAAAAGTTCGGGGGCTCTTTTTTTAGTGGGCTTCCTCGACGCCGGTCTCCCAGCGCTTGCCAATCTTCTCGCAGTACCACCACCACCCGCCGAGGCGTGGCTGTGAGAATCCTTTCTCTACCTCCCATCCCGAATAACCGTCTCCGAGTTGCTTGTAGCTGCCGCAACGGATATGGTGGACGGTGCTTCGGCTGACCTCCATCTTGCGCGTGACGCGCTCGGTAGTTATTGGAAGGTGCCACTTGTTGTGATCGTGACCACGGACGATGATATCGGCGTCCGGGAATTTAGCCGCGTCGATATCGGCGTGGAGGACGCCCTTGCTCCGTGGTGCGTTGCCCCCGTACCCGTGGTGGTAGTGCATCATGTAGGACTTGCATTCGGTATGGTATAGGTACTGCCAGCGGATGTAACCAGAATATCCTCCGAGCTGGATGGGGCTTCCCAACGCCTGGAGGCCTTCGACTACGCGCCGCGAGAGGTCGGTGTGTTGGCGCTTCTTTACGTTGGTCTCGTGGTTGCCTTGGGCGTAGACCGTCAAGAGGTCCTTGTACGGCTCTAAGAACTTGATGGCGTCCTCCGTTACAAGGTCGAAGTAGTCCTGCCCCCGGTACTCTGGGCGCAGTCCTCCCGGCAGGGTATTCCGTGGGTCGTACTTGCCGCCCATCAAATCCAAGAAATCGCCATTCAGGAACACCTTAGCGCCGCGCTCCTTGGCTTTATCGAGGTGGCGGGTCAACATCTGCCTGTCGCACTTCGTAGAGTCGTAATGGACGTCGGAGAGGATGAGCACATACTGCTTCTCCGCCGACTCTATCTCCGGCGTGGTAACGGTGTAGTGGTTGCGGGTGTGCTTGGTTATCATCGCTCAAACATTGACGCCGTAACGGGTACGACAGCGACGGCAGCCAGCGCAACGGCAGGCCACGAAATACCGTGGATGAGGATGACTTCCGAGGCGGTGAAAGCGAGGACCCCCCCGATGGTACGCTTTGCGCTCCACCGCTTTAGGTCGCCTTTAGTCTTGAATGCTTCGGTGATATCCAACCCCTTCAGGAGTTGGCGCCACTTCACTTTCTGCGATCCTTAAAAATCAACCCGATGAGGGTGTCGAGGTATCCGAAGATAACCAGCGGTTTCTCGCTGGGGACGAGATTCAAAACGGCTTTAGTTGCCGCGAGGACGATGAAGATGAGTTCAACGTAATGCGTTACGTACCAAGGTTCCATAGGGTCGAGGATTATGGGGTCTGTGACGACCGTTGCCACGGTGTCGATGACTGCTGTCAGGGTGTCGAGTGTGTCGAGCATCTACCCTTCAATATAACCACATCGTATTTTCGACCTTAGTCGGGTCACAATCGACATGGACGAAGGTATCCGCCACGCCTATGCGAGTGAATCCCACCTGAAGGAGCGCATGGATAACGACCCACCTACGATTGGATGACGTGGCCGAAATGTCCGCCGCCCATCCTGTGAGGTGGCTGGAATTTTCTGAGCCGTTAACCCTGCGATTCCACTCGTAGCTCCTCATCCCCGAATTAATGCGGAAGGGTACCCCGCTAATATGACGGGCCTCGTCCAGCATCAGGAGAAACTCGTCACGCATTTGGTGGCCGGAGCCGGGGACGTCGGGGCTGTCGAACTCCTCATAGGTGAAGTATCTCATTCGATGCCCTTCTTTGCCAATAGAATCTTAATCTCCTGGACTGAGGCCAGCAGCTCGACGAGCATCGCCTTTACCTCTGTCTCTGTCTTCTCTAACGCAACGATGCGGCCCTTGAGCTTTCCCACCTCTCCCGTGAGTTTGGTGTATACTCCAATAATGGCCCCCGCCAAGGTCAGGATTTCGAACATTGTAAGCGTATCCATGCCCTTGAATATGGGAGGGCTCTTACGGTTCGATAGGATCGGGCAACCAACCCAACGCCTCGGCTTCCTCTTGGGTGAGCTGTGTCGAGGTGGACGGGATGAGCTGCCCAAAGGGAACAGACCCGCCTCGGTTCGCGTCGATAAACATCACGAGGCCGTCCTTCTCCTCTTGCGGTACTTCGGGTAGGAGGGCGAGCATATCCGTAAGGTCTACCTCCGGAGAGATGCGCACCTCTTCTGTGGTGTCTCCTACGATAGCCACCTGCCCCGTCTCCGGGTGGGTGATACGCGGATAATAGAACTTGGTTATGTCCTGCGGGGACTGGAGCGAGAGCGGGCGACGGAGGCGCCATACTTCGGCGTCGAGAGCTTCGGCGCGTTCTGCTGAATCCATGCCTTCAATGGGCTCTACGGGGAGATATACGGTAGCCATTAGCTGATAGTGTAGTAGTTGTCCAGGTCTGTTTCAATACCTGTCAAATTGCTTGCTTGGTCTGAGTTCCAAATTATTACCTCGTGATACTGACCCGTGGCATTAAAGCTGTTCCCGCTGTAGGCTGTCATAATAGAACCCACATCAAATGTGCCTGAATTTGTAGCGGTACCGGTTTGGCTTAAATTAATGCGTAACGTGCATGCGTTGCTCGCTCTATTCAATAAGAACAATTTCTTGCCCGTAGCCGTTGAGCCGGTAATAACCGTGGTCGTGTTGTCTGCTCTCAAGCTCACACCTAAGTCCAAACGGTCCCATATAAAGTCAGTGGTGCCTGTGTTGTCTCCCAAAAACATTCCTGAATCTCTGGTGGTGCCCCGATTCATATATGTCAATGCGCAAAAATCGGTAAGGTTCAAAGTTGTTCCTAAAGTCAAGAAATCAGTGCTCACGTTGTCCAAAGCCGGCTTTCCGTTTGCCGTAATCAAGTCAGTATTGACCGTGCCGTCGTGGATTTGAGGTTGGTTGCCTTGGACCGTTTGCTCCGCGTGGTTTGCGTTTCCGCTTTGGTCGTACCAAGTATCCGTGAAACACGAAGCCGTCACCGTCAAAGAATCGGGGTTGGTGTAGGTTGTACCGTTTACCGTGCCC